CAATGAATTCACAGAATGAATTACTCTTAATGAAATTGAAAGAGTTTTATAAAAACGAAGACAACCTCAAGAAAATGCTGACCATCATCAACGGCGAGTCTCGGATATCGCTACGTATCGTGGATTGGTTTTCTACCAACTATTCAAAAAAGAATTTTACCTTTTACAAAACAGATCGTTGTGAGTATTTCCGTGTCTACAACGACTATAAACTTCACCTCAAAGCCTATTCAAAGCGTCGATTTGATCCATTTTGTAGATGGGATCGCATCAAAATGCCTTTTGGAGATGAGAGTTTCAGCATTGAAACCACCATCGGACAATTGAACTTTTTTAAATGGGCAATCGAAAACAAGGTCATTCATTTTATCGAGACAAATACGGAGCTTATTGAAGAAGACATGAACAAGAACAATAGCATTTCAAAGATTAAGAAACACAATGAGTCACTAGAGAACCTCAAGATCAATCGTAAACGGCGTGAAGAACTATCCATCTCTGCAGCAAAATGCCTCAAAAAGGAAAGCATGGAAGTCGTCATTCATTTTTCTTAAGATAGATTTTCAGATAGACATTCTTATATATTTTTCTTACGTTAGACAATCTTAATATAAATATTGGTAACGTCTATACTTATGGGGAATATTTATTCTTCATTTGAGACCATTCATTTCAAAGAGTTACAGACCTTGATTGGTACTGACATTCTCTTATTGAATACATTGTCTCAACACCACCAGTCGTATCTCATCTTTGGGACACTCTGTGCAAGTAAAGAGACGGACCAAATGAATTTCTATCTGAAAAACAATCGTTCCATTGAGATTATCCTCTACGGAAAAGACCATCTAGACCGCACCATGATTGAAAAGTACAATCAATTGAAACAGCTTGGATTTACACGTATACGTATCTATTTTGGAGGACTTTTTGAATGGGCCTTGTTACAAGATATTTATGGTGCGTCTCTTTTCCAGACTCATGGAACGATTAAAGATCCTCTTGATGTCTTTTATTTAAAATCGAAACCCTAATTGGAAAAATTGATTTGAAAAAAACTTATACATATAAGAATAACAAAATGGATTTCAATCAATCTAAACTTACTCGCTACGAATGGGAGACGATGGAGAAGAAACTCGAACCGGCGGAGTTGACGATTTTAAAGCTGATCCGAAATGGTTATCACGATACTGAATGTTTCGCTTCCACCAAGTTCACGACCCGCGACGTCATGAAGATGGACCATGAAGACAAAGACTATTTTATCTATGATCATTTCTTCAAAGAGCCCCTTGCTGCACTTTGCAAGTCTCTTGATTTGAAACCTGTTGTCTCCAAGGCACCGAAGAAGCCCTTGAAGACAGCAGACAAGATACGTCTTCAATCCCAGAAATCGCAGTTCTCGGATACGGTTGAATTCATGCTCCTACATTATTTGTCTCGATTTTCAAAATCGAAGAAGTCGCGAGAACTCTATTATTATAACATTGAATATCTTTCAAAAACATATGACTTGAACACCTATGTGAAACTCATGGTCGGGCAGTTTGTAGAACGTTATGAAAAAGACATGGACCTCTTGAAGGGACTAGAGAATGCGTCACAGTTGCTTGAGAACAATGAAGTCTTGACATATCGACCCATTACCCTTCACCCGCACCAAAAACAAATCTATCAAGTCATGAAGGAGCCAGGATCCAAACTCATCTACTACCGTGCCCCGACGAGCTCGGGTAAGACCTTGACCCCGATCGGGATTACACAAGAGTACAAGGTCATCTTCTTGTGTGCATCGAGACACATCGGTCTAAACCTGGCCAAGAGTTCAGTGAATACGGGAGTGAAGGTCGCCTTTGCCTTTGGGTGTAAAACGACCGATGACATCCGTCTACACTATTCCGCGGTGCGAACCTTTACGGAGAAGAATGGACGTAAACGCCCGGTTCACTCAGACGGTCGAAACATTGACATGATTTTCTGTGACATTCAATCCTATGAGATTACCATGTTGTTTATGATGAGCTTGTTTGAGAAAGAGAAGATGGTGCTCTTTTGGGATGAGCCAACCATTACCATGGACTACGATTCTCACCCTCTACACGAACTCATCAAAGAGGTCTGGAAGGTCAACCAGGTACCCAACATTGTCCTCTCTTCTGCGACCTTGCCAAACGAGGCGGACCTTGCTGTACTGAGCGATAAGTATTTGAAACGGTATGAAGGCAAAGTTCATTACATCGAGAGTGTAGACGAAACCACTCAGATCAATCTTCTAGACAAAGAAGGGTGTACGATTATGCCGCACACGGTGTTTGCACATTCACAAGAGGAACTCGTTGCCTTTATGTCGTTACACAAGAAAAGTCACCTGAAGTTTCTGAGCGTACAATCCTGTGCCGACCTTATTCGATACTTTATAGAGAAAGACAAAGATACGATGATATTATTCAAACTCATCTTCAGTAAGTTGACCGATATGTCAAGTTATTCGATACGCATGTTCTACTGTAGCTTGATCCAGACGGTAGAGTTTTGGCCTGAGGATATGGCAGCCTATCCGAGAAAGAACTTGATGGCGATCAGTGACAAGATCGTGACTGAAGCAAGTCACTCGCTGACCTACGGTCCGACGATCTTCTTGTGCGAAAAGCCTGTGGAATGGATGCATTACTTTGTGGAGTTCAGTGGTATCCATGCAAGCACGATGCAAGACATTGAGAAAAAGATGGAATTCAATCAGGATCTTTCGGAGAAGATGATCAAGATCCAAAAGCAGATTGAGGACCAGACATCCAAGGACGAAGAGAATGAAAACAAGGTCAAGGAACAACGGTTTGATGTGCAGACCAAGACACTGATGAAAGAATACGAGATCCTGGAACGGCGTATGAAACAGATACGACTAGACCCCATCTACATTCCCAACACTCGCGAGCACTTTACCAAATGGACCAATGGCCTAGAGTACGACACGTCAAGTGTGTTTGTCAGTGACATTGATGACCAGGTCATTCAGCGTGTGATGAAAATGGAGGTGGACCTACAGTATAAGATCCTTCTGCTACTGGGTATCGGTATCTTTAACCCTGTTTCGAATGAATACAATGAGTTGATTACGGAGTTGTCTGAACAAAAGCGTCTGGGTGTCATCCTAGCCAACAGTGACTATATTTATGGTACCAATTACCAATTCTGTCATGCCTATATTGCAAATGATTTGAAGAACATGACCCAGGAAAAGATTATCCAAGCCATCGGGCGAGTAGGACGAAAGGAGAAGAACAAACGATTTACCTTTCGTTTCCAGGACAATTCACTTATCCCGGTTCTATACTCGAATGGAAACCCTATGGAGAAGAATAAACTGAATGAGTTATTTCTTTGAAGTTTCCCTTTAAATCGATTTAAACATTAATAGCTTTATTTTTTATGAGCGTAGAACCGTTTATTACGGTTACACTAGAGGAACTACCTACCTATGATATCTTTTATATTGTAGTTAATCACCCCCTTCCTACCCCATTGCAATGGGTATTTACGATGGAGGAGGTCAAAGAAGGACTAGAGAGATGCAAGACAAAAGGAAAACGATTTGCCTTTATCATGGATGTCCGACAGCTTGGTATGCTTTCACTGAAGCATACAAAAGAATTCGTCTATCTCATGGAGAGCTTCACAGATTTGCTCATGTCTTGCTTGATTGGATCTTCTATTTATAGTAATAAAAATTCAATTCTGGACTTGTTGTTTAGTATCGTGAAGCAATTCTACAATACAAAAAAACCATTGAAGTTTGTGTACACCAAAGAGGACACCTATCTATTCATCGAGGAACAGAATAAGTTGTGGATTTAATCCTTTTTATATTCGTTTTTACTTTTTCTAATGCATAATGACCACATGGTCCGCAATGGTCTTCGTTTGATAAATCTATTTTATGGTTCATTTTTATACTACATGTTTCTGTTCTCCATCGACCCAGATGGGAAGGCATGACGGTTGGTTTAAGTTTTTGTAGGATCAAAGTGATAAGCTTCATACTGTATATAGATTTTATTTTCTTAATTCCTTTTAATACTTGTAAAAGTACAAATATTAAAACTCCTTGTTTCATTTTTCATTTCTTTAATATTAAAATACTTAAAATGACACATAACTTCATAATAGAATTTGTGTAGATCCTTCTTTTTGTTGTGTTGCAGTAAGCCGGCGAGGACGGCGGACATTTCTCTCAGAAATCGGGATTTCCATTTTACCCTCCTTCAGATTTTTTTTCGGCGGGGACCCTCGCTCTCTCTCTTGTATTACTTTTTTTGTAGTCATTACAAAAGTAATAATGCTGTGGAGATATTACAAAAGTAATAAATATTTTAGACCATAATACATTTGAATATTATAACGTATTACTTTTGTAATATAAAATTATTATATTTATATACTATAGATGGATAATTACTGTGAATGTTGTGAATATAAGACGACACTCACAGCGAATTTTAAGAAGCATCTCAAATCGAAAAAACATATCCAGGTTAGTGAAAAGTTCGTAAAAGTTAGTATGGAATTAGTCAAAGTTAGGACAAAGGCTCATGTGTGTAAATATTGTGAAAAGGAATACAAACATAGATCTTCTTTGTCGAATCATATCAAATATAGTTGCAACAAGAATACGGATGAGGACCTGAAGGAGCTAGTCCGCCTCTTGAACCAACGGATCGAGACACAGGATAAACAAATTGAGACACAGAATAAGAAAATAGAGAAACTCATGGGGAAATTAGAGATCAATAGTTCCTTTAACACCACCAACATTCAGAACAATTTCACGCTCTTGGCCTACCGGGAGACGGATCTATCCCATTTAACGGATGATGATTATCGTTTCTGTATCAAGAAGGTGAACCACTGTGTCAAGACATTGATCGACAAGGTGCACTTTAATCCGTTGAAACCAGAAAACAGAAACATTTATATCTCCAACATGAAAGACAAGTATATCATGATTTATGATGGAAACAATTGGAACCTTGCCAACAAGAAAGATGAGTTGGATCGTTTGTATGAAGAAAAGGAAATGATGCTGGAGGAGTGGCTGGACAGTAACCCCGACCCTATTCTTAAAGAAAAATTCATCAAGTATCTGAACAACAAGGACGATGATGATTGTTTGAACCGTATCAAGGAAGACATTAAATTGATGTTATACAATAAGGGAGAACTTACATATTCCAATCCTTTGCTTAAATCATAATAGATTAATAGAATAACTTTATCACTTCAAGTAAATCAGTGTTCTCTGAATGTTTAATCCGCATGATTTGAAAATGAATTTCTTCTATTAAACGGTTCAACTTATCCACCATATCTACGCCCTTACCATCTGGATTGAAACGAATAAATATCCATTTCCCACTATGAACCATAAACAAATCATCATAACGGATTTCTTCATCTTTTGGGTCGTATCCTTTGTGTGCAAATTCATCTGTCTCTATACATAGTAAGGTCGCATCAATCAGTTTTCGATGGTCTATTCGTCGCCTCATCGTACAATCACATTGACCCGTATAAAGTGGCTTGTCGTGTATAAATCCTTCAAAATTCTCATTGATGACATTACGCACTCGGATTTCTTTTGTATGTAAATATAAAACCTTACTACGTTCGTCCTCAGGAAAGAGTTGTTTAAAACATGTAGCACAATAATCATCATACTGTTTTGAACCAGCTCTAGAATCGATCCAGGTAATACAATTAGGACATCGTGTTCCACCACCGTGTGCGTTACATCTACCTGTCTTATCTATAGCACTTTTTTGACATCCAGTCTCTATGCATCGTGTTCCTCCTCCATGTGATATACACTTATCACTCTTGCTACGAGCACTCCGTTGACAAGATGGTATAGCACATCGTTTACCACCGCCATGTGCTATACACTTATCAGTGCTGTTATGAGCACTCTTGGTACAATCAGTAACCACACAACGTGTCCCACCTCCATGTGCTATACACTTATAATTTTTACTCTGAGCACTTTTTTGACATCCAGGCTCTATGCATCGTGTTCCTCCTCCATGTGCTTTACACTTATCGCTTCCATTACGAGCACTCCTCTTGCAACCTGGAATAACACATCGTGTTCCACCTCCATGTGCTATACATATATCACTCTTGTATCGAGTACTATTATTACATCCAGGGTTAATACATCGTGGTCCACCTCCATGTGCTATACACTTATCACTTCCATTACGAGCACTCTTCTGACAGCCAGACACAACACATCGTTCTCCGCCACCATGTGCTGTACACTTATCGCTCGCAGTACGAGCACTGTTCACGCAGCCACTCTCAACACAACGTGGACCACCTCCATGTGCTACACATTTATTGCTATTATCATACGCACTCTTCACGCAATCAGGGTTAATACATCGTGGTCCACCTCCATGTGCTATACACTTATCGCTCTTGCTTCGAGCACTCTTCACGCAGCCACTCTCAACACAACGTGGACCACCTCCATGTGCTATACACTTGTCGTACTTGTTACGAGCATTCTTGTGACATCCAGGTTCAAGACATTTTTTTGCCATTTTAACTATATGTAAAAGTAATTCCTAACATTCAATTTTATAAAAAATACATACTTTCAAAATAAGGATTGGAATAATCAAGAACTATATTGTGAACACCCGAACAAATGAATATATCAAGCTGAAAATATACAATAATTGTGAACTATCTTATTCCGTTCTTTTGTTGAAGAGGGAACAAAAAAGTGTACAACATGTTCAAAGGTGTGTCCATTGGACCAGTTTGTGGGTAAACTGGGTGAAACGAAGACATGTTTCACTTGTCGTGAGGACAATAAGCGAGCGGATGCAAAACGTGACATGGAACACACTCGTGAGTTGGCTCGCATGAATAGTGCGAAGCCCGAACGCAAGGCAGTGAAACAAGCATGGAAGGATGAAAATGTTGAAAAACAGGCAACTGGTTGGATGGAACGTCGAAAGCGTCTGATCCAGAAAGATGTAGGGGCTTATCTCAAGATGAATGCCGAAAACGCAAAGAATTGGCGTGCGGCAAACCCAGAAAAAGTTCAACAAAATTATCTGAATAAGAAAAATAGTCTTGTATGTAATTATAAAGTATATCAAGTGTCCGCGACTGATAAAAGATTGGATTTCACCTTCTCCGTGGAAGAATATGAACAGTTGGTAACACTTCCATGTTACTATTGCGGGATCATCGAGGAAAGAAGGTTCAATGGAATAGATCGTCTGAATTCAACCGAACCTTATATTCAATCTAATTGTGTTAGCTGTTGTACAATGTGTAACATGATGAAAGGTTCTTCTGGGCCGAATGTATTTATACATCGTGCTGAACATATCCTTACGAACCTAAATATCATTGAGGGAGAAAGATATCCTTCTGAATTCTTGGATATTAAAGGAACTACCTATTCTGAATACAAGACCCGTGCAGAGAAGAAAGAATTACCTTTTGAGATTTCAAAAGAAACCTTCACGCATTATACAGTTTTGCCATGTTACCTATGTGGCAAAGAAGTATCTGACACTCATTCGAATGGAATAGACCGTTTAGAAAATTCAAAGGGGTATACACTCGATAATATACGTTCTTGCTGTGGAATATGTAACTACATGAAAAAAAATTACGAATATGATGCGTTCGTTAAAAAGTTTTGTTTGATTTGTAACTATCAACAAGAACACCCTGTCGCACCTTCTCCTTACGAAGAAGAAAAGAGAACGATAGTGAAAGGGAACAAGATGACATCGGAAGAAAAGCAAGAACGAGATGCCATTCGTAAAGAAGTCAATCGAAAGGCTTTGGTTGACCGATATTCAGATGAATTTATTAAAGAAAAGGCAAAGGAGATATCACTAAAACGCGCAGAGAAGAACTTGATGGTTTGAAAGAATAAACGGCATTGTTTATTCTTACAAGAAATAGTTAATGAATAATTTTTGTTTTTTTAATATTTTTGTTTTTTTTATTTTTTTATTTTTTAGCTAGTGTACGATCCAGAAATAAAGATCATGACGCTAGTAGTGTGAAGGCTTCTTCAATTAGAATAAGCGCACTTTATCCCCTATGTTTCCATAGGGGGTGGACTGTATCTTAAGCCGACTCAGGTTGCTTAAACCTTCATTGTCGACCCATATCCGTTCAGTCTCTGACGCCCTACCATGAGCTAGCGATGTAGCGCTTTTAGGTAGTAAGCATGCTGATTGCCCAATCCTTTTCATTATCACCATACCCAAGTTATTACTCTTGGCCAGTTCCATGTTTTCACATGGAACCTTGGTAGAAAAGGCTCTAAGGGTGTCCCAGAACAACAAGATATGTCGCCGCATTTCAAATGCGACTAACAGTAGGCCTAGGGTATCTAGTTTGTGACGGCCATAAAGGTTTATCCACAGTAAGAGGTCACTTTTACTGCGGCATACTGTTTTTCTGCCCCTGTCGATGAAAATTGACAAAATAGCTAGAAAGTTGATTACACCTTCCATGCTATTTAGTCAAGCAGCCGCCGCCACCATTTTCATACCTTCAAGGCCCCCCATTCCACTCATCACTCTGAGCACATTGTAGTTGCGAGCGTAGACCCGAACCTTTGCCGTGTTGACACTTGCGACAGTCGCGTTCGAGAGAACGAGCTGGAGGGTCGCGTTATCAATACGAGAGAAGTTGCAGGTGCCCGATGGCTGGTGCTGCTCAGGCTGGAGCGCGAACGAGTACACGTTAATACCCGTGTCAGGAGCACGGGTGTGGTGCTGCCAGGGCTGGACCTGGTCGAAGTAGGTTCCCTCACGCTCCGAGAAGCGGTCCTGGCCGTTGAGCTGGAGCTTGGCCGTGACCACTGGGTTCTCGCCCCAGCAGTGGAGGCCAAGGGAGGTCTCCGCGAGCACAAAGGTGCCTGCATCCGAGACGGCGGACTGGAGGCCGCTGTCGGTCTGACCCTCCCAGGCAAAGCTGTTTCCAGGGAGAGCCGAGGAGGAGGTAAGGCCGTGAGCACCCGCGCTCTCGAACAGACCCGAAGCGTTGATGAACTTGGTCTCGCCGCTGACACCCACCTCACTGCCGAAGGCCTTGATGGTGTTGGGGAGGGCATCGATAGCATCAGTGTAGTTGAATGGCTGGGCACCGAAAGTGTTGAAGAGGACGTTTCCGCCGCTGAACGAGGCGCAGTAGTCGACGTTCGCATCTGGCTGAACCACCCACACAAGCTCCTTGCAGGGATGGTTGAAGCTCAGGCGGATCTTGTTGGACGACGAACCCACTGACTCAGAGCCAGTGAACTGGAGCTGCTCAATGAGGTACTCGTGTGGGTTCTGGGCCATGCGCCGGCGCTCGTCCGTGTCGAGGTAGATGTAGTCCACGTAGAGGGAAGCAGACACAAGGGACTGGTTGTAGGCCGAAGCAGCCTTTGAGTCGGTCGTGCCGTTGAGGGTAGACACAGCCCAGAGGCACTCATCAATCGAACGGAGGTTGATGTTAATCTTCACCTCGTGGTACTGGAGAGCAATGAGAGGGAGGGCAAGGCCGGGGTTGTTGCAGAACCAGAACTGGAGAGGAATGTAGAGGGTAGTTTCAGGGAGCGCGTTACGAGGAGCGCACACCTGGCGAGGGGCAGACGAGGCACAAGGTCCATCGACCGCAGCGAATCCAGGGTCCGTGAGGAAGGTGAGCTGAGTGGTGTTACCCACCATCTTGTTGTAACCACGCTCCTGGTTCACGTCCATGGTCAGCTGAGACCAGATGTGCATCCAGTCACCGTACTGCTTGTCGATGCGCTGACCACCAATCTCGACCTCCACGTCGTCAATGAGCTGGTGACCAGGGAAATCCAGCCACCGGGCATATTTGGCGTGCTCCTGGTTAATCTCAGGAAGAGTCACCTGGAGATAGGTGCGGTAAGCAAGGTCGCCGTTACGGGAAATGGTGCAGGTCACACGACGACCGAAATCGCTCTGGCCGTTGAAGGTCTGCTCAATCGACTCCATCGCGAAGTTGGTGTGTCGGCGGTAAGTAACCTTCCAGTAAGTAATCTGAGGATTACCAGTCAAATAAACATCTTGTGCGCCGTAAGCTACCAGTTGCATTAATCCACCACCCATGTTATAAACTAGCAAAAGAAAAAAAATTACTAAATTATCTTTTATATAAAGATTTACCTGTATAGTATATTCAATTATGGCGAATAAAAAGGATGATACGATAGATGCGTTATATTTAAAACAATTACGTAATTTTGGTACAATGGAGAACGAAGTTATTCCTAAATTAACCACCAAGATGAAGGAATTCGAAGACTCGGGTACTGAAGAAAACCTAAAAAATGCCGAAAAAATAAAAGGACAAATCAAACACCTGAGACAACAGAAGACCAATTATTTCTTAGAGAACTCGAAAGATTTATTTACCTATTTTGAGTCCAAGCAGGAGATTGATAAAAACATCAATCCAAAAAAAAATATGAATCATTTTTTTAACCTAAAAGAGGACCATTCCATTAAGCAAGCAGACGTGGTGAGTTCGATACAAACATACCTAGAAAGAAACAACTTTCTAGAAAGCGACTTGAACCAATACCTCTACAATAAAACGATTTGTGAAACATGTAATAAGGGTGAACTCATCAAGGTGACTCAGGAAGGCATTATGATTTGTAACAAGTGTTATTCTACACAGAAATTCTTGGTCGAAAATGATAAACCGTCTTACAAGGAACCTCCTAAAGAAGTCTCCTTTTATGCGTACAAGCGTATCAATCATTTTCGTGAAATTTTGTCTCAGTTTCAGGCGAAAGAGTCCACTGACATTCCGGATGAGACAATTGAGACCATACAAAGACAGGTGAAGAAAGAGCGTCTTACTCGAGATGATTTGAGCAATAAAAAGATGAAAGAAATCTTAAAAAAATTAGGTTATAATAAATATTATGAACATATTCCTTTTATCAAAGACAAACTAGGTATTAAACCTCCTGTCATGAGCCCCAAACTGGAAGATACTCTATGTAATCTCTTTATGGATATACAAGTACCCTATTCAAAACATTGTCCAAACTATCGTGTCAACTTCCTTAATTACTATTATACCCTTTACAAGTTATGCGAATTGTTGGGAGAGACACAATATCTCGAATTTTATCCAATGTTAAAGGACCAGAAGAAACTGGAACAAGACGAAATATGGAAACAGATATGTAACGATTTAAATTGGGAATTCATCCCTACGTTATAAGCTACTTCGTTACAACATTTTAAAATCCACCTGGGAAATGGACAAGATTTGCGCCTATGCCGAACCCTGCGCCGGTACGTGCGCTCTCCCCCATGGTAGGGATGTAGGTATCCAAAATACTAAACGTAGCTGCTGCGACCAACGCCAATATCGCAATTTCTTCAATATCCAGAGACTTTTTTGGAATAGCAAAGCACGCAATCGCCACCATCAACCCTTCCACAATGTATTTAATGACCTTTTTCAAGACTTCGCGGAAATCTATATACATTATATTATAATCAACAGAAAAAAATATATAAATAACTTGTCCTTTAAGATACTATCATGAACAAAAAGCAGTTGATTGATTTATTGGATGAGGACAAGCCTATCGCAGAACAGAAGTTTGCGTGTATGTCTTTTATTTCTCCTGAGAACGAGATTAAAAAACGCGAGTTATTCTTTTTCGAGAATTACTTGAAGCATTATGATTTTATCAAGTCCGTGGAGAAGTTCTCTCAGTTTATTCATTTCATCTCTTACAAATACAACCTAAATGTGGATGACCTCACATCCGAGTTTGCGTCCTTCTTGGAATCAGAAAAGCCAAGCCTTACAAACGACCTAAATACGGATTACAAGGGGTTTGTTGACAAGAATGAGCGTGAACTGGAAGAGGCCTATAACAAAGAGAACTCCTTTCAGACTTCGGTGCGTGGCCTGAAAATTCGAGGTGTATTCCCTACACAGCAAGAGGCTGAACTAAGGTGTAGAATGATCCGAGAAGCAGACCCGCATCACGACGTCTATGTGGGTCCGGTAGGTCTTTGGATACCTTTCCATCCCGAGGCTTACAAGACGGGCAACGTCCAATACCTAGAGAAGGAGTTGAACGAGTTGATGCACGAAAAGAAGAAGAATGAGGATACAGCAAAGTCCGAATTTGACAAACGTGTCAAGCAATCCAAGGTAAACGCCATTCAGGCTAATATTGAGAAGGCCAAGGAGCATAACAATCGACTAACACAGACCATCAATGAGAAGGGAGATTTAGTATCTATCCAAAACATGAATTCACAGGAGAAGAACCTGGGTGTCAATGCGACTCTGGAGGATATCCAGAAGGAACTCTTTGAAGGCGAGGATATTGTTCTGGAGAAGAAGTCTGAAGGCACAAGCGGTATCCTTCCAACCCAGAACGAATAATCTAATACTATTATAATGACAACAAAACTGAATCTTACTGTAGTGACGAGAGACTGTTCTGTTGGAGGTATTATTCCAACCCATCTCCAGCCTCTTGTGGATTTGCGTCAAGGAGCAAACAGTGTTCCGATTATAGAAACAAATGGTAGAATTAGAATAGACAGCAATATATTTAACAGTATATTAAGTTATGAAGACTTGACCATGCGTCGAAAGGCGGAAGTTCTTCAATATAATGTCAATAACGCAAAGGAGACAAATAAGTCTCTTTTTAGTAAAATGCAGTTTAGAAGGAAGATGAAAAACATTGACCGTTTCAATGAATGCCCCACGGTGATTTATCCTCCATCCAACAGCGGTATAAAAGACGTTACGTTCAGTGGATATTATTTAAATAAGAATGTCCCTTATTATCCGTCCATTTAAGGTCGCAAGCTTGGGACGAGACAAACATCCATCGTGGGAAAAATCTCCCCGCTCATACAAACGTCTCCTTGAAAGACATCGGTACACACCCGATGTCCTTTTTCGAAACCAATGTAACAAAATCCGTCCTTTTGTACAATCTGGTCTTTACGATAGAGAGATGTATCTATTTTTTGTTGTAATTGTCGTACCGCACCCTTTTCTTCCTTCTGCTTCTGTTCTTCCTCTTCCTTTTCTTCGCTTTTAATGGTGGAAGCAGTCGGGGTCGGTGTAGGTGCTGGCTTGACTTCCTTTGTCTCAGACAATGTCTTCTCCAGTGTTTGGGCTGGATTGACCTGTTTTACCCCATCGACCAAAGAATGGTAATAAGAACGAAGAACATCTCTAAAATAATATCCCAGAGACAATACAGCCAACACCAGACTAAAGACCACGATACCCCACATAGTAAAGGAGGGTGGTTTAATATCCATGTTATATACTGGTCCAGACGTATCCTTTAGAGGGGCTTTTCCCTTTTTGGTGATTAAACGGGTCATGGTTTCAGATGGTTTTGTTGTCTGGAAGTTCTTTCCTTCTCCATACATATTCGAGTAAATGTTTTGAAGAACATCCTTGGGCATTATAATGATAGAGTATAAAAATATAAAATACTTATAAAATGGAGCGGACCTCATTTTTTTTGATTTCTTTGAAAATCAATTCAATGTTTGTTTGCAAAGGACCAAATATTTCACCTCGTTCCACTAGAGGGAGATGATAAGGCAAGGTCTCTTCCATAAACAACACGATACAGAAAGTTAATATCTCTCGTTTTTTTTTGTTATGGGAAGGTCGATACCTTATAGAAAAGAGTCCCATCATAGACTCTACTGTACGTTTACGTAAAGGGTCTGGATGAGACAACAAGATTTCAAACAATATCCATACAACATTTTGATAAAAATGGGGAATGCCTTCTCTCTCAACGGAATAGATAGGTTTCTTTTCCTTTATACATTTCTCATCATAACAAAGTATCCAATCCATCCAATAAAACAACTTTGTCTTGTTTTTTGTCTCAGTCAAGTGATAGACAAATTCATTCAAAGGGACGAATAGTTCTTTTGGGTCTCCCTCTGCGAAGAACGGAGCAACGTACTCTAGGCTGGGTGCACGTAAATCCGTAAAAACTTCTTCGAACTTAAACTTGAAGGTCATAGGGTCCAAGAGAGTTTGTTTTTGTGTTTCGGATAAAATCAGGGTAAGACTAAACAATAAGGTTCTAACCTTTTCTATATTACGTAGTTCTAAGTCATTAGAGTCGTGAATCATCTCTTTGAATTCTACAAATTTCTTGTAGACATAAAGAGGTAATTTTGGATGCTGGATATGAATATATTTACATAAGATGTGAATGTAAAGGTTCCATAATTCAAGTATAAACCCGCTACACAACATGTCACCCGTCCAGAAAAAGGCTTCTTCTGTTTTTTGATAATAAATGGCTTCTTCGAGGTCTTTGAGTACCTTTGCTTTTGGATAGTTGGAAAAGGTATACTGAAACTTTGTACGTACATCTTGTATTAGAAACGATGTATCAGATATAGTTGATATACTTGATTTCATTTATAGTGTTCTACACAAAAAAAAATAACCGATTATACAAAATGATACTCTTTATCTTATGT